TGTTTCTAAATCAATGGCAATCTCTTTAGCTTCACTCAAATCTCTATAGTCTAAGGGAGCTGACCAAATATGCTTTTTAAAATTAAATGTAAGTTGAAGGCTAGTCATAATCGCGGTCTTTTATCATCTCAAGATAGTGAATCGCCTTTTGTATATCATCTTTTTTTCCTTTTAATTGATGACGACACACATATTTTATTACATTACCCTCAGCAAACTGTAATTTGTTCATGTTAATGAATTGTGAGGGTTGTATTTTAAAATTTCTATAATGTAAACTACCCTTATTCCAAAGATTATCCTCTTCAACTGTTTCATAAAATCGTTTCCATAACTCATTAAATTTTTCCAAATCTTCATCGTCAAAATGTTCACCATGCTTTTGAAAGAATTTTATTAAAAGATGTGAAATCTCATCTTTCATAATACTCACTTTTGATTTCATTTAATAAATCAAGATAAGTTAGTTCATTCTTATCTTCCAAAAATTCAATCGTTAACATCATTCGTATACCATCATAATTTAAAACCATATGTTCTTTTTGGTTGTTAAATAAAAATCTAGTCCCAGGATAATACTGCAACTCAGTAACAGTGTGTTGTACATCTGCGTGGTCTCTAAAAAAGGTATAAGATGTATTTGGAGTTGCTATCATAGAATTGACACACACACCTCTATTAGAATCAGTATGCCAATTATACATAGTGCGGTTTTCCATTTTAAGAACACCAGCTTTGTAAGAATGCCTATCGTGTAACCACTTATAAAAATTATCTTTAAATAAAATTTCATTAGGTATTGGGGTTGCTATAAAATTAAAATAAGGTATCCACTCAGTGGCTGGATTGAATACAATATTGTGTAATTCTGGACTGTAAAATTGTCCTACTTTTAGTTCTTCAAAATATGGACTCATTTTTTCTCCTGTAGGTACATAAAATAATCTTTTCCAATAGGGTAATTATATTTATAGTCTGTGGATAAAATATGTAAAGTGTTTTTTGCTCTTGTAACCCCTGTGTAATAAACCCTTTTCTCATCAGATTGCTCATCTTTTGTTTTATGAGAAAAGGATGCTGGCCAATTTGTTTTTGAATAAATCAACACATTGTTAGCCTCACCACCTTTAACAGAATGAATAGTATCAATAATTATCTGAGGTTCTTTATCAATAGTTTTTTGACCATAAGCTCGAAGTAAGCGAATAAAATACTGAGTTTGATTTGGTGTAAAGTTTCTTTTTAATACAATCCACCAAGGTCGTGTTTGTTCATAATCCTCTAAGTCTAGACCCGCCCATTCTTTTAATTGTTTAAAAGTAAACGTCTGTGTTTCAGGAATATTTTGCCAAAATTTAGGTGTTCTAAAATCAAAGTCTTTTAAATCTCTGATATACTTATACATATTTTCAGCTTGATCTCTACTGATGGATTTATCTTTTGACAAAGTTGTCCAAGCTTTAATGGCATTCCACTGTTTTGTATCAAAAGACTTATTACCCTTATTGTCAGAAAAGTATAAGCCTGCGTCCTTTGCGGCCATCTTTAATTCTGTCACAGTTGAATTTACTCTACCCAAAATATACCAAGTCCCTTCAGAAGTTTTGAATGGTATTTCATTAAAGTTTAAATACCTTTTCACTGTACCAGACTTTTCAGTGTGTTCATACTCTTTTTCTACACTGTCAAATATGCCTCGCCTTATTATTTGTGAGAATTCATATATCTCTTTACCAAAGCGTCTTGTTTGTCTAAGCACAATAGATCGTCCTGGGAAATAAGTAGTAAAGTATTTTGGATCTGCTCCATTCCATTTATATATACCTTGATCATCGTCCCCAGCTAAATAGACACGTTTAACTTTATCAACCATTTTATAAATTACTGACCATTGTAAAGGTGTAAAGTCTTGAGCTTCATCAAGTATTAAAACCTCCAAAGGGGGAAAGTCTACCTCATCTATTGCTCTTTCAATCATATCTGTAAAATCTATAAAAGAATCTTTTTTATAATGCTCATAAGTATCAATCTTTCTCAAAAACACATCTAGGTTATCTTTTTTGTAACTTTCCTGTTTATATATAAGTTTAGGATCTTGCATCATATTTCTAGCTTTATCATAGATACCTAATGACCAATCTTTGTACAAAAAGCCATCATCAGCTAGACGAGTATCTGATGTTTTAATTATTTTACTCTGCAAAGCAAAATCTAACATACAGTTTTTAGGGTCAAAAACTTCTTCTTCAAAATATCTACGACAATATTTATGCAGTGTTTTAAATCTTTGAAAATCATCAGTGTCATACTTTGGAAAAGCAGCTAGCGCTCTATCTCTGGCTGTGTTGACTGCTTTATTTGTAAATGAAATAAACGCAATATCTTTTGGGTGAATACCTATTCGTAAATATTTTTTTAATACTCTCTCTATTAAAGTATAAGTCTTGCCTGTGCCTGGTGGCCCAAAGATTTTAATCGTCTTTTTGTGCAGACTCTTTTGTTTCTGGATTCCTGAATTTATCATGATACCTTTCGTCCATTTCTGATGTTTCATCTTTTGTTTTTATTCTTTTTATACTTTGATGGTTTACAAAGTTAGGCATATCAACATACCAAATATTTTTTTCTCCCTCTTTATAATCAACCCTTTTACAGTTTAACATACGAAGTGCATCAGCAGTAGTGTTAAAGGTCCGTGATGCGTGTTTCTTGAGAAACTTATCAAGAGTAAGCTTTTTAAAATAACATACATTGGATTTAGAATCTAATACTACATAACCATCTTTCAGTTTATCAAACTTATCTTGTTCTATATGCGATTCAAAAAAGTCTTTTAATACAGAATAACGTTCTTCTTCTACTGTATCTGTGTACAAGTGATCCATAGATTCTTGCGCTTTCTCAACAATATTCTTCATTAACAATTCAAAAGGACTAGGCCCTTTTCTTGGTTTAGGTAAAGTGAGCCAATAAACACGATGCCTTAACAATCGTACACGAAAAGACTTCTCATCCTTCATATCTTCTGGAGTTACAGTAATCCTTGAACCTTTAAAATCAAACTCATACCAGATGTTTTTGGTATCTTGAATGTAACTAATGTTTTCAAAAGCTTCTATTATATCAGGAACTGCTTCACCAATACCTAATCGTCTGGATTTACATAATTCTTTATTACAAATAGGATTATACTCTGGATGTTTTGGTGGACATTGAAACTGATAGCCACCTTTGTGAACAGACTTAGCAAGTTGTACAACCTCTGTTCGTGGCAAAGGTTTTGCAAAAATTTGTGTGTTTCGTGTCAGTGCAGATTCCTCAAGTTGTTGCACTGTAAGTGTTGAGTTCTTTTTCATCTCTAAAACAAGAACATTAAATAAAAAATTGTTTCTGTTTGTACCACTCCACCCTTCTTGAATTAATTTTTGTACACAAGGTGGATAGTGTTTCCATTCGCTTTCAGCTTCATATTCTTGTACTTTTAAATTAAAAAAATCTTTAGGTTCTATTGTTCTTTCTTTTGCTAATTGGACAAATCGTCCTACCATTATTGGTGTATTGTTACCATCAAAAGCAAACTCCATTGATGCATTCATATTGTGATAAGGCATATTGACTGCCTTGTTGCAAGGAAAAATCTCTTGCGCTAAAAAATACTGTTCATTAATTTCTGATAATTTTTTTGTGACTTTTATAACATCTGTCATTTCTGAAAAAAAAACAAAAATGTGTAATCCTCCAGATTTAGATTTAACAGGAACAAAAGGTAGCTTGTACTTACTGATTATTTCAACATACTTTTTTTCTGAGTAATCTTTGTAATTGTTTGGGTCAACATCTATGCATCCCCATTTACACTGCTCATCAGTTTCTGGTTTTAAACCTAACCTAATCTTACCTTCTAGATGTTGTTTCCACACTTCTTCTGTCACAGGCTCGTGTACAGTGACATAATTCGCTTGTCGTTTACCTCTCTCATCGTCCTCTCCTGTAAGAGAGGACTTGAGATATCGAGAGTCATCGCCTTGAAACAACGACAACAATTCCTTTTGCATTAGAAAGGAACGTCTTCTTTTGTAGTTTTATTCTTATCTTCAGCAAATTCTACTTTACCAAAAATATCAGATTCTTTAGCACCCTCATAAAAACCTTTTGTTATTTCAAGAGCGCTACTGTCAGTTGGTTTGTCAAGAAATCTTACAAATTCAACAACCCAACCAAACCAATTGTTACCATTACCAGATTCTTTGGTAGTTGTAAGTTTGTAAACACTTGCCCAAGAAGGAGGTATGAAATAACCATTCTTACCCTTCATTCTTTTTGATTGCATCATAGAATTCCACAATTTTGATTTCTTTTTCTGAGTGGACTTCATTGTAATTAAAGCACTTTCAATAGGGTTAAAATCTTTATCAAGAATATAAACAAAGTGATTACCTGTATCTTCAACATAGTGACCACTTTCAAGACGATCTTTACCATCATCTGCCCTTTGTGTCTTATTCATAATAGATTGATCTGTATGAATTTGAATAGGTCTTCCCGGACTATCACCACGATCAGCCCATTCATTAAAAGTGTTAATGAAAAGACAAGGAACAACATAAACACCCTCTTTACTTTTATAAAGAGAACCTGTGACTTCATTATAAATATCACCTTGTTTTGCTTTTTCATTATACTTACCATCACTTTCATCAAGCACAGGTGAGTTAGCATAAAGTATTTTTAATATAGGTAATTTTGTATCACGAGCTGTGATATTTTCTGTACCTTGACCAGAAAATTCTTCCAAATTTGTAAGAGTAGGAAGTGACTCTTCTTTTTTTGCGACATCATTCATGTTTATTACTCCTTGGTTTTTATTGTCGTTTTATTTGATACATATACCCCAAACAAATCCATAGGTAGCTTTTGACCACTTTGTATCTGTTCTCTTACAAATGCTTTAAGTGTCATAGGTTCTACTTTTTTCTTTTGGGATACATTGTGTCCTTTACTTTTTAAATCTTCAACAAGTGAATTAGCCACATTGTCCTCAGATTTACCAAAAGTTAAAGACACTTGGTTTTTAATTAAATCCCCATACCCATTAGATGAAAGCCAATCAAAAGCTTCATCTGTTTTAGAAACAGGAATTTTAGCAGCATAAAAAGGTTTAACTTCA